TTGGTGGAAGTATTTCTAGAGGATCAGTTCCAAAATCATACCCCATAGACACGCCAGTCTATAAGTATGAACTTGCAGGAGTAAGTCTTGCCAGAATTAATGGAACTCATGATTTAAGTGAAGTAACTGTTGCAAATCCAATTACATTGGATTCTTATCATATCAAACTTGATATGTCTGAGAAACTTGGAACTATTGGTATCAATAATAATGATGATAGATCTACTGGAACTGTAGGATTCCCCAAACTGTTCCTCAATAGATCGAAGGCTGCTGGTGGAGATAATGTCAAGGCCAGTAAGAACATCGCTTTTGAGATTATTAAACCATCCATACATAATATTGCTGTTGAAGGGACCTCTATATCTGGACAAATAAGAACAGTCACTACTCAAAGTATTAGTGGTAATGAAATTCCTTATGTAAATGCGGGATTTGAAGATGTTGTCCTTAATGCAAACAATTTCCTTGATTCTCCAAGAGCAGTCTTCTCCAAGGTAAATGAAGATCGTAAGTTGGATTCAATTGAAGGCAATAAGTCCATGCAAATGAGACTTTTCCTTGGAACAACTAATACTAAGTTGACTCCACAAATTGAACTTCAGAGATGTAGTGTTTATGCAATATCAAACAGAGTCAACTCAGAAGTTACTAATTATGCTACAGATCCTAGAGTAAATTCACTCTTTAATGATCCTAGTGCATGTCAGTATGTTTCTAAAGAAGTAACTCTCGAAAATCCTGCATCATCGATTAAAATCCTTGTAGATGCTCATATTCCTACGGATGCTGATATTAGAGCATTCTATGCAATTAATTCAGATCCTGGATTTGAACCAATCTTTGAACCATTCCCTGGTTATTTGAATTTGGATGTTAATGGTCAGGTTATTAATGAAGAAAATAATGATGGAAGACCTGATGTTTTCGTAGCAAATTCGATTAAGAAGGGTTATAGCGCATATGATACCGACTTTATTGAGCGCACATTTACTATTGATGATCTTCCAAACTTTAGATCTTATAGAATCAAACTTGTAATGACATCAACCAGTCAAGAACTGGTTCCTCAAATGAAGAACCTCAGAGTGATTGCTCTCGCATAATATGGAAACTTATACACAGAAGGGTCATAAGGATCTTGCAAGAGATCCTGAGACTAATAGTATAGTCAATGTAAATAATGTATCATATGATCAATACATTGCCAGCAGAAATGCTAAAAGTGAAAAGAATCAAAAAGTACAGACGATGGAGCAAGATCTTGCTAATGTAAAGGATGAACTTAATGAAATCAAGTCACTACTAAAGGAGTTAATCAATGGACCCAAATGATATTGAAATTAAAGGTTTAGAAAAGTCTTTTGCGTATCAGAAGATTGCTTCTGAGATAGATAGTTGTGATGACCGCGACATGCTAAAGAATATCGCAAAGTCTTTTGCGAAACTATATTATAAACAGCAAGAAACAATCGCAATCATAGGATAACCAGATGCCATCTAAAAATATCACTTTCGATCCATCTTCTGGGGTTCCTTATGGCGTCAATTTGACGATTTATGGGGGATCAGACTTTGAAACCACATTTAATGTAACCAATAACGCTAATACTGCGTTTGATTTAACCAATTATTCTGGATCTGCTGCGATATCTAAAAGTGTTGCCGTTGGAGCAACTCTTGGAATTACAACTGCATTTACTGTTGGAATCACTAGTGCTGTAGAAGGTAAAATAAAAATTTCTTTAGGTTCTACTTCGACTAGAAGTCTTGAACAGGGGAGATATATGTTTGATGTGATAGTTAGTAGTGGATCGACTTTATATACCATTGCAAATGGCAATATAATGGTGGTTCCCGCAGTATCAGCGGCACCATAAATACACATAGGAAACTGGTGAATAAATGGCTCAACCAGCAAGTAGATCAGAATTAGTTGCGTACTGTAAGAGGCAGTTAGGTGCTCCTGTATTGGAGATTAATGTTGCCGATGAGCAGATTGATGATTTGGTTGATGATGCCCTCCAGGTGTTCCAGGAACGCGACTATGACGGCACAACAAATGCATTCTTGAAGTATAAGATTACTCAAGCAGACATTGATAGGGGAAGAGGTAGAGGCGGAAGCAATCCTATCGGTATTGTAACTACAACCGCAAGTTCTACGATTGATGGTCAGTCTGTGTCCTTTCAGTTTGAGGAAAACAGCAACTATTTACAAGTTCCTCCAGAAGTTTTAGGGGTAACAAAAGTATTTCACTTTGATGGTTCTAATACAACCACCAACAATATGTTCAGTATTAAGTATCAGTTGTTCCTGAATGATATTTACTACTTTGGATCAACAGAAATTTTAACTTATGCAATGACCAAGAGATATCTTGAGGATATCGACTTTGCATTGACAACACAGAAACAGATCAGATTTAATATTAGATCAGATAGACTTTACTTGGATATTGACTGGTCAAGCGTTAGTGTAGATGATTACATAGTCATTGACTGCTATAGACTACTCAATCCAAATGATCATCCAAGAGTTTATAATGATGGTTTCCTGAAGCGTTATTTGACAGCACTGATTAAAAGACAATGGGGACAGAATCTAATTAAGTTCCAGGGAGTTAAACTTCCAGGTGGCATAGAACTGAATGGTAGACAAATATACGATGACGCAGAAAAGGAACTAGATAAGATTAGAGAGGTAATGTCGAGTACCTATGAACTGCCCCCACTTGACATGATAGGCTGATGGTTTTAAATCCTTTCTTCACTCAAGGTACTTCTTCTGAACAGAATCTTGTTCAGGATCTGATCAACGAACAGTTGAGGATGTATGGTGTAGACATATACTACATCCCAAGAAAGTATATGACAGAGAAGACTGTCATTAGAGAAGTCGTCCAGTCTAAGTTTGACAGTGCTTTACCTATTGAGGCATATGTTGATAATTATGATGCATATTCTGGAGCAGGAGATGTACTCTCGAAATTTGGTATTGAATCAAAAGATGAGGTAAGACTTATTATCTCTAGAGAAAGATATGAAAACTATATCACGCCTCTGATTCAAGGACAATCAAATATCAAATTATCAACCAGACCAAAAGGTGGAGATTTAATCTGGTTTCCACTTGATGATCGTCTTTATGAAATTAAAGATATTGAGTATGCGAAACCATATTATCAGTTGCAAAACCTTTATGTTTATGAACTGTATTGCGAACTCTTCCAGTATCAGGATGAGGTCATTGCAACGGGAATTGAAGATATTGATAACGAATTGCTAGGTGATGAAACTGATGGAACGACCGATGACGGTATCAGCACAATTCAGGGAATCACCCAAACCCTCACGATGGTTGGAACTGCAGTTCAAGCAACTGCCACCACAGGACTAGTCGGTGGTGCTGTACAGTCATTTACAGTAACTAATAGAGGTGGTGGATATGGAATGGTTCCTACCGTTGAAGTATCTGCTGCTCCAGCAGGAGGACTAACCGCAGTTGGAATTGCAACAATGATTGGTGGCATTAATGTTTGCAATCTTAATGCAAATCCAAGACTCCAATCTGTTCAGAGGGTTGATGTTGCTAATCCTGGTTTTGGATACACTGTAGCACCTTCAGTGACCTTTAGAACCACTGATGGAACAGGTACTGGTGCAGCTGCAACAACTGTTCTTGCAGACGATGCAGTTGGTGTGGTTACAGTTACAAGTGCTGGTGGAGGGTATATTGATAAACCAGTCATTACATTCACGAATGAAATATTTAAAGTAGGAGTAACCACTGCTAGTGCATCTGCAGTTTCTGTGATAAATGCTGCAGGAGAGGTAACGAACATTTATTTGACAAATACTGGTGCTGGATATTCTGTCGCACCTACAGTTTCTATTGCTGCACCTATCTCAGGAACAAATACAGGCAACTTTGTATTTAATGAGATAGTAACTGGTTCTACCAGCAATACGACTGCAAGGGTTAGATCTTGGGATGCTGATACGAATGTTCTTGAAGTTGCAAATGTTTCTGGAAGCTTCTCTACAGGAGAAACTTTAACTGGGTCAATATCTGGTGCTACTAGAGTTCTGAGATTGATTGACAAAACTATTAATAATGATCCATTTGCAGATAACTTTGATATTGAAACAACTGCTGATGCGATATTAGACTTCAGCGAACAGAATCCTTTTGGAATACCCTAAATAGTTTTACTGCAGGTAATAATCTAAAGTTTAATCATGTTTGAATATTTTTACAACGAGATTCTGAGAAAAACCATTATCGGTTTTGGAACTCTGTTTAATGCTATGGAGATCCAGCAAGAAGGTTCTGTTGTAAGAATTCCTTTGGCATATGGTCCTACTCAAAAGTTCTTAGCAAGAATTGAGCAGTCACCAGACCTGAATAAACCCATGGCAATTACATTGCCAAGAATGTCTTTTGAGTTTACTGGACTTACTTACGATCCCAGCAGAAAAGTAACTACCACTCAAACGTTTATCGCAAAAGACAAAGATGATGGAACTGAGACCCGTAAATCATACATGCCAGTTCCTTACAATATGCAATTTGAGTTAAGTGTTTATACTAAACTCAATGATGATGCACTTCAAATTGTAGAACAGATCTTACCATATTTCCAACCAGCATACAATCTTTCTATTGAATTGGTTGATCAAATTAAAGAAAAGAGAGATGTTCCAATTGTGTTAGAAAGTATCACAATGCAGGATGATTATGAAGGAGATTTTACTACCAGAAGAGTTTTATATTATACTTTAAGATTTACTGCAAAGACATACCTGTTTGGACCTACCAAGTCTGCATCCAAGGATATCATCAAGAGGTCCACTGTCAGTTACCTCACGGGAACAGACACTACCAATACAAGGAGAGAAGTTACTTACTCTGCTACCGCAAGAGCACTTAAATCTTACACAGACAATGTTATCACTACATTGGCAGCAGACATTAGTGCAACAGCAAAAACCTTTGAAGTTGCAGATGCCACTGGAATCAAAGCAGATAAGTACATCTTTATTGGAGATGAAGAATTATTTGTTAGATCTAAAACTGGCAATAAAATTACGGTTGATAGAGGAAGAGATAATACAAAAGCAGAAAAGCATGTTGCTGGTGCAGAAGTCAAAGGAATTGACTACACAGAGACAACTCTGCCAAGTGTAGGTACAATCGGAGTAGATAGTGCTCTGATTGAACCAGGTGATAACTTCGGATTTGATGGTGGGTTTATTTGATGACTAAAAACTTTGACGAATTAAATGATACCTTTAATGTTTCAGATGAAATTGTAAAGGCTGAGGTTGTTAAAAAAGAGTTGGATAATGTAAAACCTAGTTCAGATGATATAAAAAAAGATTATGAGTACACCAGAGGGAATCTATATAGTATAATTGAAAAAGGTCAAGAGGCACTGAATGGAGTCCTTGAACTTGCTCAAGAAAGCGAAATGCCTAGAGCATATGAAGTTGCAGGACAATTAATTAAGAATGTTGCTGATGCAACAGATAAATTATTAGACTTGCAGAAGAAACTTAAAGAGGTAGAAGAGGAGAAACAGTCTAAAGGACCATCAACAGTTAATAATGCATTGTTCGTTGGATCCACTGCAGAACTAGCAAAAATGCTTAAACATGGATTGAAAGAGGACAATAAATAATAAAATACAGGAGATATATTAACAGTGGCATTAAAGAAGCCTTCAGATTTTTTTGGAAATACTAAAAAGACTCCTCTTGATGAAGCAAAAGAGGAGTATATTGCTGCGTCTCCAGAAAAGATTGAACAGGTTTCAGAAGCATTTGATGCTTTTAAAGCAAACTTAAATCATATTCAATCATTATCTGATTTCACTTCCACCTTTGACAGTTTCAGAGAAAACTTAGAGAAGGTAGAGAATGTATCTAGTGAAGTCGATACTATCAAAGATGAAATAAAGAGTTTACTCAAACAAGAAGATTTAGATAGTGCCATGATGGCACAACTTCTTTTTGTAGAAGAATCAATATCAAAGATTGAATCAAAGATCTCATCTATCAACGGCAAAACAGTTGATCAGATTAAAGAAGATTTCAAAGGTCTGTCAACTTCTGTTGAGGGATTTCTGAGTATTGATGTACCA